GCTTCAGATGTTTCGACTAGATCGTGCGCAGGAGCTTCAGCGCGTCATTGTTCAGGACAATGCCGCCCTCACGCCGACGAACGTAGAAGCGAACAAACCCGACATTCGTCACATTGTCCCGCGTGATGCGAAGCCCGACGCGATCAGCGAGGACATAGGCGCGACGGTAATTGCCGAAGCCGATCGGGAAGTTGTTCGCTCCCACATCGTCCATTTGCTCCCAAGTCTCGACCTGATAGCCAAGTAGACGATCAGGCTGGCCCATCTGCAAGCCGGGCTGCCAATGGTAGACACCATCGGAAGTTTTCAGCTTGCGGACGTTCCCCATCGTTACGGAGTTCATCGTGAAGGTAGCCTGGGCGCGATAGGCCGAGTTGAGCGCGTAGACAAGATCGAAGAGGCTATCCGCAACGATGCCGGGCGATGCCGGGGATAGCGCCGTATCCGATGCGATATACTGGAACGCCGACGCATTACGCAACGGCGAGGCAAAATCAGGCGTCGTTACGGGCGTCGTATTCAGCAACCCGGTAGGCTTGCTCGTGCCGTCACCGCGAATTACCGCCTCACCTTCCTGCAACGCGAATTCCTGAGCGACTTCTTCGGAAAGCCAGGCTTCGACATTGAAGAAGATATCATCGAGCGACCATTCCGAGACCTGCGGATATGCATAGAGTTCACCGAAGGTCGGAGCACGCTCGCGGAGCTGCGGCGTAAGCGTCGCCGCGCGGTTGCCGGACTCGCCGACCCAACCCGAGGAAGTCCCCCGCGTGTTGACCAGCTCCTTGTAGTCGCTCGTACCGGCGCTGATCACCTTTACGAGGCGGCGCACCGGCGAAAACAGCAGTTCCATACGCTCGATTTCCCGGCTGATCTCTTCCGGGACAGCGAAGCCACCACCGGCCGGGCTGCCGATCGTGACATCCTTCGCTTCGAGCATCTTGCGCTGCTGATCCTGCAACTTCTGCTCATGAAGAGGCGACTGGCCCTTGTTGCGCATCCAGTCGAGAAAGGTTTCCTTATACTCGTCCTGACGCTTGACCGAGGCGGTCCTGCCAGGCGAGGACGCGGAAGCTTCCAGTTCTTCGACGCGTTCGCGCAGGAAAGTCTGCTCAGTCTCGATCTTCTTCTTCTGATCGATCGCCTTCGCGAGAGCGTCGTTGATCTTGGTCAACTTCTGATCAAGCTCACCAGCCTCGGAAGTCTTGCCTTCGGCGAGCGCCTCGATACGTTCGTCATTAGTCTTCTTGAATTCCTCGAATGCTTCACCAATCGCATTAATGCTACGGGTGAGAGCAGCCATAGAGGTATCGTTCTTCGCCTCCAGAAGAGGCGAATTCTTGAATTCCAGTCCCATAGGACTCTCCTTGTCTAGCTAGTACTTGAGAGAGGCACCCAAAAACTTCGCCAAAAGCGCATCCGCAGCTTTCGACACATCATCCGCTGTCTGAGTTTTGACGTTGGAAATTCTGGCCTTGTCATTGGCCGGGAAGGTCACAATCGACACTTCCCACAAATCGATATTGGTAAGCGTGCGATCCGGTTCGCCGGCGCGCGTCCCACGCCGCTGCTCGCGAACCTTGTAGCCGATCGACAGCCCGTCGAGCGATCCCGACCGCAAGCCCTCATAAATGTACTGGCCGCGCTCGGTATTAATCGCAAACAGCTTGCCCTCGACCTTGAGGCCCTTGGAGTCTTCCTTCATGTCAGTCCACTGACCAACCGGCAGCATCCCATCGGGACTTTCCGAGAACATGCCGCCGCCATGCTGCAAGAGCATCGGAGGGAATTTGCCGCGCGCCTTCCATTCCTTCAGCGTCTTGGCAAATGCACCCTTCTCGATCACGTCGCCGTAGCTGTCTTCGTTGCCGAAGAATGCGCCGTAACCCGAGAAAACACCGGACTCGTCCGCGTCAACGTCGAGCTTGACCTCGGGCATACTGATCTTACGACGCTCAAGCTGCTCAATCGTCATTGCGTTCGTCCTCATTCTCGGATGTGTCGTCGTCTTCGGCGGGTGGCTCCGTTGCGCCGGTATCGCCAGGCGGCTCGGCGGTCTGGCCGCTTGGCCCCTTGCGCCAATATTCTTCCCCACCGTCTTCAGCCCTGATCGGATTCATGCCCTCCATCTCACGCCATTCATTGACGTTGATTACTCCGGCTTGACGCTGGGTATTGAGGCCGCTTTGACGCGTCGCGAAGTCGGCGCGCAAGGCCGCGTCGAGATTAAAGCGGATGACAACGCCGTTGCGTCGATCCTCATCAGTGAGAAGGCTCCGCTCCATCGCCGCCTCGAATATCCGGGCGTAGGGCAGGGTCACATCTCTGATAAAGGCTAGCGATTGCTGCTCGACATTGTTGAAAGTGCCCTTACTCAGATCGCCGACCATGTGCGGCGGCACTCCGAATGCCCCAGCAATGACCGTGCGCTGATATTGTCGGGTGGCAAGGAATTGCGCCTTGTCATTCTCGACGGCAAAGCTGTCTACATCCATCCCTTTCGGAAGCAGCATCCCTTTGAAGCGCCCGCGCTTGGCATAGATGCTCTGGAAGTCCTCAATGAACTTCTTGCCTTCCTCATCGGTCTTGAAGCCTTGAACGCCTTGCTGGAACTTGAAGACGAGCGAGGGCATCGCGCCGTTGCCGAAAAGCGCCGCGCCCATCTTCTCCGAAGCGATTTCGAGCGCGATTGCCTCGCTGACATCCATAATCGGAGAGTCGCCAACCAGCCCGTCGCGCGCCGCGCCGCGCGCATGCATCACCTGATCCGCCGTGAGCGTTCGCGTGAAGCCGCCGGCCAATTTTGTTTCGTACGAAACAGCAAGCGTCTGCTCATCCTGTTTGACCGTGACGCTGCCTGGCTGCAAAGGTTCCAGGCGCATAATAGGGCCGGTCACGCCCCGCGCCTTGAAGGCATAGAAATTGCCGTAGCGCACCAACCAGCTTGTCGCATCGAGCCAGAAGGTTACGCGATCTTGCGATTTGTTCGGGCTAGACAGCAGGCGAGCTACCGGATGGTTCGGCAAAACCTCCTTGCGATCTCGGCCATTCACCTGAGTCTTCTTCATAACGCGCAGTGGAAGCGTCGCAATGCGCTTGGAGATCGCTGACACGAGCGCCTGAACGGTAGGCGACTGCGTCGCGGTGTCGGGCGTGACGTTGATGCCGGAGGCGGTTTCGTGCAGAGCCTCGATGCGGCGCAGGACCGTATCGATCGACAGCCCATCCGACGACTTGCGCGCCAGCGAAATATCAAGTCCGAACATCCTCATAGGACCGTCACCCCGCCCTGAACAAAGTTGTTTTCCAGATCGGCCGTCGCCGCAACGGCGCGCGCCATCGTCAGGCTGACCATGCCGTCAATCCGTCCACTGCTCTTATGCTTGGCGAGTTTCCGATTGCCCGCCGGATCACTCTGAACAACGGCATTGGCCGCGCACATCGTCAGCACGGGATGATTGCCGTGCGCGATCTTCTCGTTCAGCAGATCGCTTTCCAGATCGCGCAGCGCAGGACTCATCGACTGGAAGCCCTGCCCGAATTCGACAAAGCGCTCCAACTCGTCATCGCTGAACCCGGCTTTAACCAGCCACGGCTTGAGATGCTTGAAATTCCAGCGGTCGAAACCGGTCTGCATGACATCGAATGCGTCGTAGACTTCGCGCAGATGAGCGGCGACGAACTCATATTCGACCGTGCGGCCGGGCGTCAGGTTGATGTAGCCTTCCTTCGCCCAGATATCGTAAGGCACGCGGTCGCGGCGAGCGCGATCCAACAGCCCGACTTCAGGAAGCCAGAATGTAGGCTTGACGTGCCACCTGCCTTCAATCGGGGCGATCAGAACGAGCGCCGTCAAATCGTTGCAGTCCGAAAGGTCGAGACCAGCATAGACCGGATAGCCATAGAACTGCTTGGCGACATCGAACGCGCAGCCCATCCAGACAGAGCGCGAGACGAAAGGCGAGTTCAGCTCGACACGCTGATTGAGGACGAGGTTGCGATAGCGCGGCTCGCGTGACGGCATACGCCGCGCGGCTTCGGCCATATCGCGAACCTCAACGGCATTCTGGAAATCACCATAGGCCGGATTGGCCTGTTTGATCGCCTCGACAGAGAACGGATCAAGATCAGGATCAGCCGTGTACAAACTGACAGTCGTGCGCGGATCGTGACCGGCCAATGCGTCGTCGATCAACACGGAAAGCAAGTCGCCGTCAGTCGGCGCTTGTGTCGAGATGATAATCGACAGCGGGGCTTCCTGCCCGGCCGTGGCGGTTTCCAACGCCTCGTAAAGCTCAGAGTCCGGCCCTTTGACCTGGCCAAGTTCATCATGGACAATGAACACCGGCGAAAGGCCGTATGCGGTCGAGGCTTCGGCCGACAGCGCCTTGTAGATGGTCCCGAGTTCCGGGCAATAGAGATGCTTGGCCGTGTCGCGGACAATCACAACCCCGGACAGCTCCGGCGAAAGACGAACGACCTTCGCAGCCAGGCTGAACAGAATTGCTGCCTGATCGCGCGATTGTGCTGCGCTGTATGCTTGCGAGTTCGGGCGCGCTTCCGGGCCAACAAGATGCAAGAGCAGGAGGAAGGCTGCGAGCGCAGTCTTGCCGTTTTTCCGGCCGAATGACAGGATTGCTCGGCGCGTGCCGTGCGGATTGTCGTATATCTTGACAATCTCACGACGCTGCCAGGCGCGCAGCTTCACTGGCCGGCCAACGTGCCGACCCTCGGGCACACGGCAATAGCGCTCAATCCAGGCGATGTTCCTGGCCGCGCGGCTTTTGGCTCTTGCTTGGATCATGATGTTTGAGGTTGCCGGTCTTTCCCGGCTGTCACACACTATCGCAGTGACGCGACCCTGTTATTCCGATGGCAGGTGACAGGGACCGAAACCCTTGCCAAAGTTGCTCGTCTCTCCGAGCCGTCACGCCCATTCTCAGACGTTGCAGGCACCGTTCGCGCGGGCCTCGCCTACTAACAGGCTCCACCTATCGCCGTATGGGGGTGTCTTAGCGATAGGCTTCATCACCTGCTTTCGCTAGGAATTTCAACGAAGCGCCCTAGCGACACCTGCGAATACGCAGAAAATGAAAAAGACAAAAATAATGAACAGGAAGCCGCCCCAGAGCGGAGCCGTCACCCACCACCATGACCAGGTGATGACCTCACAGAGCTTCAGGGTCATGAAGATCAGGAATGTGATAGGCAGAATCGGAAAGTAGGTCATGAAGCGCTCCCGCTTCGAATTAGCCTGCCCGCTGCCACTCGCTAGCGACATAGGCCCCATTACAGGCCGTCTCGGGAATGCTTAATCCTGCGATGCCGGGGAAAAAACACGGGATAACGTCTGTATCTTGGGTGCCGCGAGAAGGAAAAATTATTAAAATTGCTCGAATCAATTCTTCATCTTTATTTGGAGCAGTGGGTTTATGCATAGTCAAGGCGTGGTCACTATAGCGGCAAACGTTCTAGGCGTAATTTCCTCGATAATAACAGTTTACTTATTCGCTATAGGCTTCGCGAACGAAGATATGTTGCCACGGCTTTTGCAAAGCCCTAGATTAACCTTAGCAATGCTTTTTGTAATATTATTCTATTTCTGCATGATACTTATATACATTATGAGCCAAAGAATGCGTCCACCATTGACAGTTTCTAAAGATCCAGTACCAACACTAATGATAATCGTTTCATTTATTTGGTGGCCAGTTTATTTTATTTGGGTTGAGCTTGGAATTGCCATGGAAGCTATTCATAAAAATTTTTCATTAGCATCCGTAGGCATAATATTCTATCTGTTCATAATACCGTTTATTACTATATTTCTGGCGACGGCCTTCGCCTCATTGATCGAGAGGACACCCCGAAATAATTCTCGGTATTAGAGTGATGCCCCTAGCGGGTATCTATCCATTTAAGAACGGATTGCGCCGACGCGGATTAATGACCGGCGTCGCCTCATCGAGCAGCCTTTCGAAGATCGCGCGCGACTGGCTGCGATTCTCCGCGTCCACTGTTTCCCAGATGCGATTGACCAGCTTCTCAAAGAACGCTGTCATCTGCGCGCAGGCGGTAATGTCGAAGCTTTCCAGCCGCTCATTACGATTGAGGTTCATGGATGACCGCATAGTGACGGCCAGGTTGTCGCCTCGGATCGTCGCGAACTTGGCGTGAGAGTTGACCGCGCGGAACGCATCTGGACCGAACGCCTTAACGAGCACCGCCGCCAGTTCCGGCCGCCGGGTGAACATCGACGGATCAAGAATGAACCGGATCGAACGAATGTTCCGATTGCGGACGAAACGGTAGGACTGCTCGGCGTCGTAAACGCCCATCGTCCAGGTGGCAATCGCGACATCGGCCGGGCCGGTTAGCGTCAGGATATGCTCGACCATATCGATGAGCGAAAACTGTCCGTTCGTGATCCCGCAAATGTCATCGCCCGGTTTCAGCGTGCCGATGATCTGCCTGGCTGTCGCCGTCCCGCTTTCGCGAAATACTCGACGCGCGCCCTCGCGGCGGAAGCGTACCGGCTCAATCTCGGTCGCGGGCAGCTTATACATCCCAGGGCTTGGCGCTTCCGCCGTCGCCTTTCTTTTTGCTTTTGTCATAGGTGGATTGCTGCGAAATCCGCATTTTCGTGGCGAGCGTCGTGAGTATCTGGCTTTCGCGAGCCTGCATCTTCAGAGCCGCTTCGTAGAGCTTGAAGTCGAAGTTGTCGGCATCCGCTTCCAGCGCGGTAATCATCTGGCGAACACGCCGCGCCGTGATGACATGGCGGCAATACTGGATCAGAAGCGGATATGTTTCGCGGGTAAACCAATCAGCAGGCAGACGATTGACGATAGCAATCCACTCTTCCGCCTCTTCATCATTCAGCTCATCGGGAGCGGCTGGGCGCTCGACTTTATCCAGCGGGGAAACTGGCCGGATTGCCAGTTCCCCCGACGATTTGCGCCCTCGCTTGGTCATCTTGGTAAATTAAGTCTGAAAAACAGGGCGTTTATGAAATGAAAAGTCCCACGCCGGTGTTTCAGCAGAACAAAATTTATTTTTACCCGTCCCCGACCTAGTCATTCCAATGATGGTTGGGATCAAGAGGCTTTCCATCTACGCTTGATCCGATCAATACACCACTCTTTTCTAGCTTTTGCTTCACACTGTCATGACAATGCTTGCAGAGACTTTGCCAATTCGCTTCATCCCAGAACAGCACTTCATCGCCACCATGTGGGGTTATGTGATCGACAACGGTTGCAGGCGTGGCTCTGCCTAGCTGCTCACACAAGCTGCATAGTGGATTTTGTGTGAGGAAATTTCTTCTAGCACTACGCCATTTGCGAGTATAACCGCGTGCAATAGCGTTGGAGCGATTATTGCGCTGGCACATCATGAGGTAGAGGCAATGAAAAAGACAATTGTCGCATTTCGCAATGAGTTGATTCGGAGAGGAATGCGGTGGTCTACTATATCTTCATTCATGAAATATCGAGTATCTCAAGCAGCATCCATCATCCCTATTGCAGGATATGCAATTCTGTGGAACCGAGAAGTCGGAACTCTATTTGATCTTCAAGACCGCATTCGAGATGGGGCGTGGTTTACAATCTCAAACAGGCTCTATCTCATTTATTTTGGTTCAGTATTTCTTACCGCCGCTCTAATCCTGTTCTGGTGGAGATGCCCTAAGTTCATTCGCCGTCATCCAGACGTTGAGGATTATGTATTGGAGCAAGGACATGTTGCGAGCGCATCTGACATACGAAGATTTAGAAAAATAACTAAAGCGATGGTTGCATCAGCGGATGGGAAAAAAATGGACTACACTGAGAAGGCTGGAACGCTTATTCGAGAAAATATGAAACCATCAGCGTTAAATGAAGTAAGCGGGCAATTTCCAGAGCAAAAAAGAGGAAGCTTTAAAGCTTATTACCTTCAACACGATGAGAATAGAATGATTTCAATAATTGCGACCTTTATATTTATTTGGTTTGGGATTACCTTATTTCTTTTGCCATCAGTTGAAGTGTTTTATTTAGTGGTCCGTTCGCTGATGTTTTTGCCGTTGCCGGTAACTTGATGGCATGCTTGCTGTATAGGTCAATCGTCATGGTTATAGCTTTTGCTGTTTTTCTGCCTATCCACCCAAAACGCCCAAAGCCGATAAATACCCAAGACAACACCAATCACCAGCGTCAACGTGGTGAGCAGCTCATTAAAATCCGCCAACCACGACGCCCAGACCGGCGAACTCAACAGCGATCCGGCTAGCGTTACATCTGCCGCTCCATTTGTGACTGGTTGTTTGGGGATCATTGCTTAGGTCATGAAAAAACCCGCTCAACTGGATGTTGGCGGGTTTCTTTCACACTTCTTGCAGCGTATGAATATGCTTATAATTTGTGTCGTTTTACAATTCAACTATAAAATATCAAAATTGTACACTCGCAATTTACATATTCTTTTTATAGTTACTGGGACATTAATTTAATATACTGACTTTGTTGCAAATTGCATTCTGCTTTGATGAAAATGCTTTCTTGAGAGCCAACTACTGAGAAATCTGCAAAAGCGTTGAAGAAAAAACGGCAACTTTGGATCTTGCCCCCAGTTTGCCCATCAATTTATCGCCCTTTCAGGATTCAGCTTAGCTACAGCCGACTGATATCTCACCTATCCTGAACAAAACAGGTATTTGATTATTCGTCCCGAACCGTTAAGAACCGATGCAATTGTCGATATGAGATGAAACATGATTATTTCGCGACTGAAACTGAAGAACTGGCGAAATTTTCGCCAGGTCGATGCCCAATTGCATGAGCGCCAGTTTTTAGTAGGGCCGAACGCCGCGGGTAAGTCGAACTTACTCGATGCTATCCGATTCCTTCGCGATATCGCCAAATCGGAAGGTGGGGGCCTTCAAAAGGCGGTGAGCGATCGGGGCGATATACCAAAAGTTCGGTGTTTGTCGGCGCGCAATGATACAGAGATTTCGATTTCGGTCGACATTGCCGAAGCGTCAGATGATTCTCCTATATGGCGGTATGAAATCGGCATCAGGCAAGAATCGCGAGGCTTTCGTCAGCCGTATCTTTCTTTCGAGAGGGTTTGGCACCAACAAAAACAGATATTAAATCGTCCAGACAAAGAAGATGCACAAGATAGAGAGCGGCTAAAGCAGACATTTTTAGAGCAGGTCAACGTCAATAAAGAGTTCAGGGAGATTGCCCGCTTCTTTGAATCGATCACATATTTGCATTTGGTGCCGCAATTACTTAGATACCCGGAACTCCTTCAAGCTGGCAGACTGGAGAATGATCCGTTTGGCCAAGGTTTCCTTGAGCGCATTGCAAGAACGCCAAAAAAGACACGCGATGCTCGGCTGCGGCGTATTCAGGAAGCGTTGAAGGTAGCAGCGCCTAAGTTTCAAGAGCTCAAATTTGATCAGGATGAACAGACAGGACGCCCACATCTCGCGGCCCTTTATTCGCATTGGCGTAGAGATGCAGGTTGGCAGCGAGAGGATCAATTATCAGATGGTACCTTGAGGCTGATCGGCTTGCTTTGGTCAATGCAGGAGGGCGACTCAACACTCTTGCTAGAGGAACCCGAACTTTCGCTAAATAGTGGTATTGTCTCGAACTTGGCTCCGCTAATATACCGGATGCAAAGACAACGTCGTCGGCAGGTTATCATAAGCACCCATAGTGAGGCGCTCCTGAATGACCCTGGTATCTCCGGCGAAGAAATCCTCATGCTCTTACCTGAAAATGAGGGAACAACTGTAAAGACTGCAACCGATTTCCAAGAAATAAGGGCGCTGCTTGAGGCCGGTGTTGCGGTGGGTGATGTCGTCTTGTCAAAAATCCGTCCGAAGAATATAAGTGAACTCGGATTTATTGAATCATGACGATATATCTTACGGTCGCTGTAGAAGATATACTGAGTGATGAAGCCATTAAAAAAATAGTCGACCGTACCGGACGATATGAGATTACACTTAGCTTAGGAAGAAAAGGTTTCGGCTACCTGAAATCAAACGCCCCGAGTTTCAACCGCTCTGCCATTGGAGCACCATTCTTACTCCTCACCGACCAAGATACTCCCGATGACTGTCCACCGAACAAGATACGATCCTGGCTCGGCGAGCGCGTGCCCAAGCATCATAATTTTCTATTTCGGGTCGCCGTTATGGAAATTGAAGCATGGCTGCTTGCGGATCGCGAACAAATAACCGAGTTCTTAAGCGTACCTTTAAATCGAGTGCCAGATTCAGTTGACGAAATTGCAGACCCAAAAGGCTTCTTAGTAAATTTGGCCAGAGCATCGCGGAGCAACGCAATCAAAAGGGCACTCGTCCCAGTACAGGGATCAACAGTGAAGGTAGGGCCAAATTATAATCCTTTGCTGGTGCAATTCATTCGAGATATTTGGGCTCCAGGGACCGCACAAAATCATTCTACAAGTCTTAGAAGAATGATTGATCGGTTGACGGCGTTCGAACCTCTTCCTCCGACATGATTGGCGAGTCCGGCCGCTCATTAGTCCGCTATCCCCCGCATAGTTGCAACGGAATTGGGACGTTACCAATCAGCGCACGGCGGATTTCCTCAATACCGATATGAAGCCAATTCATCAGCCACCTGACAAACCAACTCCAAAAACGCATGGCTCTTGTTCTTCGCCTTCGGACAGAAAATAATCCCATACTGAGCGGCCGACAATGCGCCCGTATGCCGATTCTGCATTGCGACGAACGCGGACAGCACCTCAAGCGTATGCTCGCCCAGGCTCTTCTTGATCCGGGTATGGCACATCGCTGCCTCGATGCGATGATCCGAGATCGGTGAAAATTCTCCCGCATTCACACGGCTGGAATGATTGCCCCAGCTCTGTGTCGGCGCTTTCCCTGAAAGCACCTGTTCATTCATCGCCCATCGTTCGAGAATATCAGCTTGGCCGGCCGTGAGCATCTTATCGAGCGGCGTTTGCACCACACGGCGTTCTTTAACCATCTCGGCTTTGACGGCCCGAGGCGTGAGCGGCAGGCGCACTCGATGACGCCAGACTTCGAAGCCCGGCACAGATGCAATGTTTTCGCGGCGGAGT